CTGGCACAGTGCCATGTCAACATTGTACAACTTGTTGATCATGTGGAGTACAGTAACTATCAAAGCGAGCTTAAATACTTGTTAGAAGAGTCGGGTAGGCTAGATGCCATGGCCCAACTCATCGAGCAAGTCAACACAACCGGCAACACTCTAGTGCTGGTGGATCGTGTGGCAGCTGGACAAGCATTGGTTCAACGACTGGGTGAACGTGCAGTGTTTGTGTCAGGTGCAACCAAAGCAAAAGACCGACAGGATGAATATGACCAAGTGGCAGAGGCAACAGGTAAAATTATCGTCGCAACCTATGGCGTGGCCGCTGTGGGTATTAATATTCCCCGTATTTTTAATCTTGTTCTTGTTGAGCCTGGCAAAAGCTTTGTCAGGGTTATTCAAAGTATAGGCCGCGGTATTCGCAAAGCCGAAGACAAAGATCACGTAGAAATTTGGGATATTACCAGCACCTGTAAGTTTGCCAAGCGGCATCTTACCAAGCGCAAAGCCTTCTATCGCGAGGCTCAGTATCCCTTTACACAGGAGAAATTGGAATGGCAGTAAAAGTAAGAGACTTTGAAATAGGTGCCGGCAACCCTCTCACAGTAATTGCAGGACCCTGCCAGATTGAATCACTTGATCATGCCTGTGGCATTGCAGGTACACTAAAAGAAATTTGCCAAGGCCTAGGTGTAAACTTCATCTACAAGAGCAGTTTTGACAAAGCCAATCGCACATCAGGATCCACACCACGTGGTCCCGGACTAGAAGATGGCCTGGAAATATTAAAAGACGTCAAGCGACTCGTTGACGTTCCAACACTGACTGATATCCACCTGCCGTTTCATGCCACAGCATGTAAACGTTACCAAGTTGATGTGATACAGATACCAGCTTTCTTATCACGCCAGACTGATTTACTGTTGGCTGCTGGTACCAGTGGCTTGGTGGTGAATATTAAAAAAGGTCAGTTCATGGCACCTGCGGATATTGGTCGTGCTGCAGAAAAAGTTGCCAGCGAAGGCAACAATCAAATATTATTATGTGAACGAGGAGTCACACATGGATACAACAATCTTGTGGTTGATATGCGCAGTCTGCCTATCATGCAGCGTACTGGTTATCCAGTGGTGTTTGATTGTACTCATTCAGTACAGCAACCTGGGGGAATGGGAACACATTCTGGCGGGGATCGCGGGATGGTGCCCTACCTTGCACGAGCAGCAGTGGCCACTGGAACAGTAGACGCAGTGTTCATTGAAACACACGAGAATCCCAATGCAGCACCCAGTGATGGTCCAAACATGGTACCATTGGAACACATGAAAGAACTATTGACACAGCTAAAACAAATTCACGAACTGGTTGCAAAGTTTCGCAACAATATTGTATAATATACACATGAGAATATTAACTTTAGACAACGAGCCTTATGATCTTAACACATTGCCCGAACAGGTAGATGATTTAAGATTTGCGATATTAGATAATTCAAATCCAGCAGACCCAGACTATCATTACATTCCTTTGATATTTTTGGAGAGTTTCAACAGTCCTGCACTGGTACTACGCATTGGTGATTACAAACTCAAGATGCCTGTGGACTGGCAAGTGTTGATTGGTGAACCGGATCTTGGAGACCTTGAAGTATTGCCCCTGACATCAATCAACGATCGTGGGTTCAGTGTGTTTCAATTCAATCCCCTGACAAGTTTTAGACCCAGCTTTCCAAAAATAGAAATCATCGATGTATATCACGATGTAAACTGGTTCGCTCCCAAACTCAAAAATGGACAGATGTTGGCAGTGCCTATTGAAGATGGCAAAGAACCGCAATGTGTATACTTTGTCAAAGACATCAGCCGCAACTGCGAAATAGTCAACTATCAAAAAGCATGGTAACAGCCACACATTGGCCTAGGCCTGCAATTAACTTTGACACTACAAATGTTATAATTGTAGTATATCCCTGGGGTGCGGGTGGAAAGTTTCTTATTAACTCTTTGGGCATGGCTACTAATGCTTGCCTACAAAACATAGCACTGGTACGTCAACAACTCAACGGCGCTGTGACATCTGACGATAAAAAACAGTTTATACAACAAGGGCTTGATAGAGTTGCTGAACGTTGGACGGATCTCAACATGGGATCTACCACAATGTTGGGAGTAGATGAAGAATTATATGTCATCGAAGACCCTGCCACTGCACAGTACTGGCCCTGGTATGATGGTGTCAGTGAATTAACCAATAGTGATCAAAAGTTTTTTATTGATGTACATGATGCAGCGCATCTTGCAGGACTGTTAAAAGTTTGGCGTAACGCCCAAGTCATTGTGTTTGAAAATTGTCAGGAGTTTTTAAAACAGCGACGAGTAAACTATTCCCGACAACAATTGCAGACCTATTGGAACGATATCAAAGATGTGTCATGGCCCGATGTTGCTCCGGAAACTTGGGATGAGTTTTGTTCATTGCCTGAATACATACAAAACGAATTATCAAACACTGCAGAGATATTTCGTTTCATTCAACATCCCATTGCCCAACAGTCGTTGGAACGACATCGTCGGCAACAGTTGAATACAGTTTTGAGCAGCTATAAAAATGCCCCAATTTGGCTTGATGGCAACATGTATCTTGATTGGGCGCAGACCAAACCTGTGATACAGCGTTGCTATGAGTTGTTTGGTCTTGAAGCGATTGACATTGATTTCATAGAGCGTTATTATTGTACGTGGAATAAACTAATACTAGAGGTACCAATTTGAGTGACAAGTTATCAATTCAAAATGAGATGCGCGAATTTGATTTGAAGCATCGTGATTTCTACGATGAACTCACCGACGAAGAACGCAAAAAGTTTTCAAACTATCTCATGCTACGTTGGGGCAGCGCAGTGCAAGGATCTCGTGAGATACAAGAGTTTTACTTGATAGCCACCAACGAGCGACTCAATCGCCACTTCTTTTCTATAAATCGCCATCCCAAGTTGCAATGGCTGTGTGCCACTGCAGTAAGCCCAGGGCTGGGTGCGCAGCGACATCAATGGATCGCCCCCAAGAAAAAAGAAGGCTCAGCAGGTGCTGGCAGCAAGAAAAAACAAATCTTAAACTTGTTTCCCAATATGAAACTCAGTGATGCTGATGTGTTAAGTGAGTTGATCACACAAAAAGAACTTGACGCATATCAACGTGAACTAGGAAATGAACGATGACTATCCAGATGTACAACGGTGTTTTCACAAAAGAACAACATGAGCATATTGTTGCACAGACCTTGTTGGGATCAACTTGGCAATTCAGTGGATACAGCAATACTCCCAACAGTGCAAAGTTTTGGTACATGGATCTAAACAACAATGACTTCTTTTCAAAGGACTTGCTGCAACAGATTGAAACACTTACTCAACAACAGTTTGAACTAGACAAAGTCTATGCCAATGGACAGACACACGGGTTGTCAGGTGAGATGCATCAAGATGTTGCCGGTGGTGATGGCACTTGGAGGACATTTCTATACTATGCCTGCCCCCATTGGAAACCTGAATGGGGCGGAAACACAGTATTTCATAATCCCACAACCGGCGAATTACAAATGATTTACCCAACACCTAATCTAGGAGTATTGTTTGACAGTGAACTTTGGCATCAAGGTCAAGAACCCACACGAGCTTGTTATGAACTCAGAGTTACTATAGCATGGAAACTCAAACTGAAGTAAAACATCAATGTCGTTATTGTGACAAAGAATTCCGTAAAGAATCAAGTCTTGCGGTACATCTTTGCGAGCAAAAACAACGTTGGCAGCAGGAAACAGAAACAGGTGTGCAATTTGGTCTTAGAGCATACCTACAATTTTATGAAACCACACAAGGCAGCGCCCGGCTGAAATCATATGCAGACTTTGTTAACAGTCCTTATTATCGTGCTTTCGTTCGTTACGGCAGACATCTGGTTGCTATTCGGGTTGTCAATAGCAATAGTTTTACTGCATGGCTCTTAAAGAACAACAAGAAGTTAGATCAATGGTGCAAAGATTCATTCTATGAAGAATGGCTATTAGAATATGTAAAACGTGAAGCACCACAAGACGCACTGGAACGTGCATTAAGGGAGATGCAAGACTATGCTGATGGAAATAGTGGGCTCGCTAGTTACAATGATTATTTTCGCTATGGTAATGCTAATCGTATTTGCCATCACATTAGCACCGGCCGTGTTAGCCCTTGGATTGTTTATAATTGTGACAGCGGTGTTGCTTGGCTTGACGATCTTGGCCCAGAGCATTTGGGTATGGTTATTAATTGGATTGATCCTGATCATTGGAACCATCGCTTCCACAACTACCCCGCTGACGTAGAATGGTGCCGACATGTTTTGAAAGCAGCTGGCCTGTGAATATCTGTGTTGACACTGAACGTCAGGACTATCTTGGTCTAGAAGTATTTGATTATCTTGTGGGCTACTGTCAGTATGCCAATGATTATCAACTAACTCCCGCAGTTGTGTTTGGAGCTCCACAGCCCAACAGTTATAACATTTTGTTCTTGCACATGCCCAACACAGTGCCAGACAATTTAGATCAATACGATCTTGTGTTGTTAGACAACGGCGATGAACCTTTTGGTCGCGGCACAGAAGCAATGTATCAGATACTGGACACAGTGGCACATTCAAGATTGCTCTGTAACAGCATACTTCCTGCCAGTCATGCCATGACACCTCGGGTGATCAACAGTAGTATCATGTGGGGTGTACATAGACATTACTACACAGATCCAAAGTTTCCACAACAGTATGAACTTGGCAGCAACACTGAAAAATATTCAATGATCTTTATCAACGGGCGCA